TGCCATGTTTTGCGTGTTTTTTAGCCACCGGGTGACGCTTGGTTCGCGCTGACCAAAAAGACCGCCAAGACAAGGCGAAGGCTCGCTACGACGACATCAAACGTCGGACGGGTGAACGCTCACGCCAAGTCGGTGCCGCCGGTCGTGACATCGGCAGCATCCCGCCGGTCAAGGACGTCAAACGCCGTGACGCCTGCCGGGACTCCTTTCGCCAGTTCTGCGAGTTGTACGGTGCCGAGTCGTTCCCTCTGGCGTGGTCGCCGGATCACCTGACGGCTGTCGCCAAAATCGAGGCGGCTGTGCTGCGTGGCGAACTGTTCGCCTTCGCCATGCCTCGTGGCTCGGGCAAGTCAACGCTGTCGATCTGGGCCTGCCTGTGGGCGATGCTCTACGGGCACCGCTCGTTCGTGATGCTGGTCGGCTCTGACCAAGCGATAGCCTGCCAAATGTTGGACACGCTCAAAAGCCACTTGGAACAGAACGACCTGCTGGCCGAGGACTTCCCGGCGGCGTGCTATCCGGTGCGTGCGTTGGAGGGCATCACGGCTCGTGTGCGTGGTCAGACGTGCGAAGGCGAGCCGACGCACATGGGGTGGACTGCCGACAAGGTCACATTGCCGTGGATCAAGGGTGCCGCCTCGGCTGGTGCGGCTGTCCGTGTCGCTGGCATCACAGGGCGTATCCGTGGCATCAGCCACACCAGACCAGACGGCAAGACGATCCGTCCGAATCTGTGCCTGATCGACGACCCACAGACTGACGAGTCGTCGGCGTCGCCGTCGCAGGTCGCCACCCGTGAACGCATCCTCTCGGGTGCAATCCTCGGTCTCGCCGGTCCCGGTGCGAAGATCGCCGGCTTGGCGACGATCACGGTGATTCGTCCCGACGACCTGGCTGACCGGCTGCTGGACCGGATGCGTCATCCGTCGTGGCAAGGCGAGCGGACTAAGTTGGTCTACGAGTGGCCGACGGCGGATGAACTGTGGGGACAGTATTCCGAGATGCGGCGTGAGGGGCAGCGTAGCGGTGAAGGCACTGCGGCGGCTGACGCTTTCTATCGGGCGAATCAGGCGACGATGGACGCCGGGTCTCGGGTGGCGTGGCCGGAGCGAAAGCACGACGACGAACTGACGGCGATACAGCATGCGTGGAATCTACGCATTGACCGTGGCGAGTCGGCGTTCCAAGCGGAGTACCAAAACGCACCGCTCGCCGATGACATCTCGTCCGAGAAACTCGACAAGCGGGCGCTCGCCGCTCGGGCGTTGACGCTGTCTCGTGGGACTGTCCCACTTTCCCACCAGACGCTCACGGCGTTCATCGACGTACAGGATCGGCTGCTCTACTGGCTCGTCGCATCGTGGGGCGATTCGTTTGGCGGGCACGTCGTGGCATACGGCACGTACCCCGACCAAGCCAGCACGTTCTTTGAAGCTAAGAACGCAAAGAAGACGTTGGCTCTTTCGTCCAAGGGTGCCGGGTTCGAGGCGGCGCTGTCGGCTGGCTTGGAGTCGCTCACGCAGATCCTTCTCGGCAAGGATTGGATGCGTGAAGACGGCGTCGCCATGCGAGTGCGTCAGGTGCTCGTTGACGCCAACTGGGGGCAGTCTACGGAGACGGTGCGGACGTTCTGCCGGCGGTCCACGTTTGCGGCGATGCTGCTGCCGTCTCACGGCAAGGGCATCGGTGCGTCTGGCGGCTCGCTCACGGAGAAGAAGGGGCGAGGCGAGAAGATTGGTCTGAACTGGGTGATGCGGCAGACGGCGACGAACCAGCGATACGGTGTCTATGACACGAACTTCTGGAAGACGTTCTCGGCGGCTCGTCTGCGTCTGGCGATGGGCGACCCAGAAGCGATCACGCTCCACGCTGGCGATCACGACATGCTCATTGAGCATCTGACGAGCGAATACCCGGTGCGTACTGAGGCACGCGGGAGAGTCGTGGACGAGTGGAAGCTAGACAACCGCCGTGAGAATCATTGGTGGGACTGTCTTGTCGGCTCTGCGGTGGCGGCGTCGATTGCGGGCGTGCAACCCGTGGCGACCGAGGCGGGTGGACGCCAGCGGAAAAAGGTGACAATCCCGACAAATTCAAACGGGAAAAAGATCATTCAGGTAAAGCGTCTCAAATGAACCAGATCACCTTGACCACCGTGGACGGCCTCGACCCTCGTGACATGCTCGCCATCCGCTCGCGGCTGACGAAGCAGGGCAGCGAGTTTCAGCTTGAGGTTGCCCAAGTGCTTGAGGGTGACGCAAGCAGCTGCACGCCGGTAGCCGTGTGGCACGCTGATGGTGCAATGCTGGCGTGGGCGTGCTCGCACGTATGGCGTGGCATGCAGACGCTTGAGCAGTACGTCGAGGAACGCTATCGGCAGACCGGCAAGGCGACGGCACTCACTGCGTTCCTTCTGTCGGCTGGCGTGATTGACGCAGCCAAGCCGCTGGCGGTGTTTTCGACAACTACCGCCGACATCTGCCGGAAGCTGAACGTGACCGACGTGGTGCTCTTCGAGCGACGCGGCACGGATTGGGTCGAAGTCTAACGGCATACCCGGTCTGGAACGCACAGCGTTTCCCGTAGCGTTGCTCGCATGAGCGACGAACTGCGCGACAAGATCGCTGAGACAGCATCCGGCCCGAAGCGGGTGCGTACCGACGCTGGCGAAGTCGAGGCACAGGATGTGGCTTCGATGATCGAGGCTGACAAGTATTTGTCTGCCAAGGCTGCGAGTGCCGCCACGAACAAGCGGCGTGGCCTGCGGTTCAACAAGCTGATCCCTCCAGGGACGATCTAAGTGGGGATGTTTGCCAACTTGTTCTCGCGTGGCAACAGGCCGCAGCCGGCGGCGGTGCCGGTGCGTGTCCGTGCGAAGTTCGACGCAGCCGAGCGTGGCGACGATTACCGGCACTGGCAGAGCGCCGACGCCTTCTCGGCTGATGCTTCGCTCTCGCCGATGGCACGCCGCACGATGCGGAATCGCGCTCGCTACGAGCGAACCAGCAACAGCTATCTGGCTGGCATGTCTGCCACGCTTGCCAACGATCTGGTCGGCACGGGTCCACGCCTTCAGCTTCAGTTTGGCGACGACGAGACGTCCCGCCTCGTAGAGCGTGCGTTCTTCGATTGGGGCTGGCAGATCGACCTACCGGCGAAGCTGCGGACGATGCGTGAGGCTCTCGTCGTAGACGGCGAAGCGTTCGCATTGATGATCTCCAACCCTCGCCTGCCGGGCGTGCAGCTTGACCTTCGGCTGGTGGAAGCCGAGATGGTCGCCACGCCTACGGAACTGATGAGCGAGACCATTACGCCTGATGGCTCGACGGTTGACGGCATGGAGTTTGATTCCGTTGGCAACGTCGTCGCCTATCAAGTTCTCAACTTCCATCCCGGCAGCAATTTCCGTGTCAACACGCTGCAATTCCAGCGAGTGCCTGCTGCCCAGATGGTGCATTGGTTCCGGCCTATCCGTCCCGGTCAACACCGTGGGTATCCAGAGGTGGCACCGGCTCTGAAGCTGTTCGCCCAGCTGCGTCGTTACACAGAAGCGGTGATCGCTGCGGCAGAGAGTGCCGCAGACTTTGCGGGCTTCCTGCGGACGAACTCGCCAGCCGCCGAGGTGGACGAAGTCGAAGCGTTTGCCGAGATGCCGATTGAGAAGCGGACGATGGTCACGCTGCCAGACGGCTGGACGTTCGAGCAGCTCAAGGCAGAGCAGCCGACAAGCACTTACCGTGAGTTCAAGAAGGAAGTGCTGAACGAGATAGCGAGGTGCTTGCAGTGCCCAGGAAACGTCGCCCGGCTTTCAAGCGAAGACTACAACTACTCTTCGGCACGCCTTGACGGTCAAACCGTCGAGGCTCATCGCCGCGTGATGCGTGACGATCTTGAGCGTGTGATGCTCGATCGTTTGCTCGCTGCATGGGTGAACGAAGCGACCCTGGCTGGCGTGCTTCCCGAAGGCGTCCCGCCGTTCTCGGAGTGGGATTGGTCGTGGCAGTGGGACGGCAAAGAGCACGTTGACCCCGCCAAGGAAGCCAGCGCCGCCGAGACACGCCTGCGGACGCACACGACCACGCTGGCGAGTGAATACGCCAAGGCGGGCAAGCAGTGGGACGTCGAACTGCGTCAGCGTGCCGCCGAGGTGGCGTTGATGAAGGAACTCGGATTGTTCGTCGATCTCCAGCCGGATGGCAACTATCCCGGCGCAACACCGGAGCAGGCTGACGAAGCCATGAACCAATGAACGCAATCAAACTCGACTCTGGCGTCACGTTTCTGCAAGCCGCCGAAGGCGATTCGGCACCGGCTGGCAAGCGTTTTCGCATCGTCGCCTACACGGGCGCACCGATCCGGCAGGGCTGGAGCCGTGAGCCGGTCGTGATCGACATGGCTGGCATGCAGCTGCCGGCGACTGTGCCGGTGGTGCTCGGGCACGACTACTCGCTCGGGTCGATCCTCGGGCAGGGTCGCCCGTTCATCGAAGCCGGGCAGTTGATCGTTGAGGGCGAGATCCTCGCCAGCAATGGCAACGCTGACCAGGTCGCCGCACTCGCTGCCGCTGGCTACCAGTTCCAAGCGAGCGTGGGTGCTGACGTTCGTCGGCACCAGAAGATCGACGCCGAAGGCGTCACAACCGTCAACGGAGCGGCTCACGTTGGGCCGGTTCGTGTAGTCAAAGCCTCTGCTCTGCGAGAGGTTTCGTTTGTAACCCTTGGCGCTGACTCGCAGACCAGCGTCGCCATCGCGGCGGAAGCCGACGAGGAGTTCTCTATGGCGGACAACGCCACCCAGACGCCCGCAGAGGAGCCGATTGTGGCTTCCGCTGTGGAAGCCCCGGCGAGTGTCGCCGTGGAAGCCACCACCGTCGATCACACCGACGTGATCGCGTCCCTCACGAAGAAAGTCGAACAGATGGAAAAGCTGATCGCCACCCGCGACGAGCGTCCTGCGGCTCCTGCCATCCACATGGCGCAGCCGACCAGCCGCAGCCCCGAAGTCATCGAGGCAGCGTTCGCCCTTCAGGGCAACCTGCCGAATGTCGAGAAGCAGTACGACGCCAAGACCCTCGAAGCCGCTGGCAAGATCCAGCGGACGACGAGCCTCGGCGAAGTGCTGCTCTCGGCTGCTGAGGAAGGCGGATACACGGGATCGCGGCGGCTCACCGCTGCTACCCTGCGTCCGATCCTTCAGGCGGCGTGGGCCACGCACTCGATCAGCGGCATCCTGTCGGCGACCGTCAACAAGTTCCTGCTCGCCGGATTCAACGGCGTCGAGAGCGGCTGGCGTTCGATCTCGGCTGTGCGTTCGGTCAACGACTTCAAGGCACTGACGAGCTACAGGCTCAACGGTGGCATGAAGTTCGAGAAGGTCGCTCCTGGCGGCGAACTCAAGAACGCTGCCGTGAGCGACGAGAGCCGCACGATCTCGGCAGAGACCTACGGCATCATGACGAGCGTCACTCGCAATGACCTCATCAACGATGACCTCGGTGCTCTCACTGCGGTTCCGCAGCGGATCGGTCGTGGCGGTGCTCTGAAGCTGAACGACGTCTTCTGGGCTTCGTTCCAGGATGACTCGGCGTTCTTCACCACGGGCCGTGGCAACAAGAAGACCACGGCGGGTGCTCTGAGCCTGGCGAACCTCAAGGCGATTGCCACGATGTTCCGCAAGCTCAAGGATCCCGATGGCAACCCGGTTGCCGTTGATCCTCGCATCCTGCTGGTGCCGTCCGACATCGAGTTGGCGGCTGCGGAGATCATGGGGTCCGCTCTGCTCGTGGGCGGCTCGGCTGCGGCTCCTAACGTGAATGTGCTCGCCGGGCGGTATCAGGTCGTCTCGACCAGCTACCTGTCCAGCGCCGAGGACTACTACCTCCTCGCCTCGCCGAGCGACATGCCGGTGATGGAAGTGGCGTTCTTGAACGGCGTGCAGTCCCCCATCGTCGAGACGGCGGAAGCCGACTTCAACACGCTCGGCGTGCAGATGCGTGGCTACTTCGACTTTGGCGTCGCCAAGGCCGAATACCTCGCCGGCGTGAAGGCTGACGCTTCGTGATCTGACAAACCGTGACCGCCGGGCGGGAGCCTAAGCCCGCCCGGCGGCATGATTCCCAACACTTCCTCACACTCTCAGAAAGTAGGTGATCCTCATGGCTGATTACGTTCAGGCTGGCTGCCTCATCGACCACACGCCTTCGTCTGCTGTCGCGGTCGGTGGCGTGGTGGTGCTCAATGATCTCGTGTGCGTCGCTCCCGTGGCGATTGCTGCCAACGCTCTCGGCGTTGTTGCTGTTGACGGTGTCTGGTCGATGCCGAAGGCGGCTGCGGCGAGCAACAAGGCGATCAGCCAAGGCGCTCTCGTCTACTGGGACGCCACGGCTGGCAACATCACCACGACCTCCACGGACAACAAGCGTGCTGGCAAGGCTGCTAGGGCTGCCTCGACCACCGACACGACCGTGCAGGTGATCATCAACGTCGGTTGATCCCGTCCCGTCCCACTGCAAGCCGCCGGCGGCAGCGTTTCATCCTTTCCGCGCCGCCGGCGGTCTTGTAGATCGAGGTGCCCATGTCCGACCTACTCGCCAGCGGTGCGGCTTGGCTCGCTGACCAGTTGTCGGCGGGTGCGTCGCGGTCTGTCCGCTACTACCGAGGTGCTGACTACGGCGTGGTCAACGCCACGGTCGGCACCAGCCGGTTTGAGTCGCAAGGCACGAGCGGCGTGATCGAGCAGTGGGAAAGCCGGGACTTCCTGATCAAGTCTGGCTCGCTGCCGTTTGGCGAGCCGCAGCGGCACGACAAGATCCGTGAGACGCTCAACGGCGTGGACGTCACCTACGATGTCACCAGCCCGCGAGGCGTGCCCGTGTTTCACTACGGGGATGCGTTCCGCCAGACGGTGCGTGTGCATACGGTCGCCACGGCTGAAGCGTCGGGCGTGCCTGCAACGCTCAGGCGTCGCTTCTGGGGGTCGTTCGCCGCAACGACGATCACAGACGCACAGATCGTCGCCAGCCTTTCTAGCGACCTTGGCGGCACTCGG